AGTGGACGAATCGTCCTACTCCTGATTGGTGGCTCCTAAATACTGTACCTGACAAGGAGGTACAGAATGCCGTTCTATGATTATAAATGTGGGGGTTGTGGGCATACCTTTGATGAGATGCTCCGTATTGCCGATAGGGAGAAACCAACAAAGAAGAAGTGTCCTTCCTGCGGTAAGAAAAAGGTTGAGATCGTTGTGGGTGCGGCTTCTATTGTGGATTCCGTTCGTATCGGTATTACCAAGCCAGATAAAGGTTGGCAGGAAGTCATGGCAAAGGTCAAAGAAGCCCACCCTCGTAATGATATGAAAAAGAAAAGCAAACAAGATTGGATGCACTAAATGAATTTTTCCAGACTACGGTCAATTGAAATCCCTGAACTTGGAAGATTCTATCAGTCTCCCACATCGGGCGAATGGTATCCCTCGGTGACTACGGTCACAGGATTTGAGAAGAAGGAATTTTGGGCAAAGTGGCGAAGCGATCCAAAGAACTTGGAGATCTCACAGCAAGCCATTTCCCGTGGAAACAAACTCCACGAAATCACGGAAGCCTACCTCAAGGGTGAACATGAAGCCGTCAAGTCTGCACCACTTGGCGACAAGACTCTCTTCATGCTTATCAAGAAGCATCTTGACAAGATCACCAATATCCACGGTCAAGAGGAATCGCTGTGGTCGGATACCCTGCGCCTAGCGGGACGGTTTGACTGTATCGCTGACTACGATGGCGACATTTCAATCATTGACTTCAAGTCATCTCGCAAGGAGAAGCGCAAGTCTGACATTCAAAACTACTTCCAACAGGCGTGTGCGTATGCCCATATGTGGCTTGAGCGCACAGGTCAGAAGAAGTTGCCACAAACAGTCATCCTTGTTGCTTGTGATAGTGGCGTAGATCAGGAGTTCATTGAGGACTCAAGGAATGCCCGTGAGGGGCTGAAGAAGTCTATTCAACTCTATTGGTCAAAGAACAACTTTGAAGAACTACAGGAGCAAATTAAGAATGAACTGGCTAAAGAAACTAGTATTGTGGGTTAAGGGACTATTTACCAAGAAGGACGAGAATGTCGTTGACATGGACAAGGACACTCGTTATCATTGCGTCCGCATCTTCCGCAAGGAGGGGGACGAGATTGTCATGCTCCTATCCGAAGAAGAGATTGAACGGGGCATTAGCCGTGCTGTTCAAGAAATTGGTGTAATCCCCTATACGGAGTAAGCATGGGTTCAATTGTAAATCTCACTCAAGACTTCTCAAAAGAAGTTGAGGATTTCGTCAAGATTCAGAAGGAGCCATCCTATCTTGATGCTGTTATTCACATCTGCGAAAAGCACGGAGTGGAACCTGATACGGTTTCAAAACTCCTAAGTAAACCAATCAAGGAACGCCTGAAGATTGAAGGTCAACGACTCAATCTTCTGAAGAAGGATTCCAAACTGCCCCTATGAACGGCTATGAAGCCTACAAGATCTATGTCTCCATGAAGGCTCACTTCAGAGGAGATAAGTATGATTTCTTTCGTTATGGCAGGATCTCTCCGAAGCCACAGACTTTTGAGAACCGAAAGGATCGCCACTTCTTTGATAAGTTGGCGAAGCGATACACAAGCGAAGAGAACATGGTTCACTTCCTGCTTTCACAAATGCAGGATAATCCCAATATGTGGATCGGTTCCATGCTTGGCGAAGAAGCAAATCAGCGTTTCTTGGAATGGCGTAAGCGAAACGAACGCCTGACTTATCTGTTCGGTGAGGATATCAAGACACTCATCAAGTACGCTTCCATTCACGATAACTTCACTCCTGATGCGTGGAGCAAGTTGTTCATCTGTGAGAACAAGAACCATCCCAAGATCCTGCGCCTGTTGATGCAGAAGAAGATCTCGCCCGAGACTTTCTGTATCCTTGATCAGATGCTTGAATTTACAAATAGTTGGCAGTCATCCCTATCGGGCGATCCCGTTTGGGACGAGATGCGAGGGCGTATGATTGGCTACGGTGGGTTTCTAAAACACACAGCCAATCTTCAAACTCTCAAGGAATCTGTCCGCAAAATCTTGTGTGAAAGCACTTGACCACAGGCTAGATACCTGTATACTACCCATACTTCATACACACCAATACACGAAAGGATACGACACATATGGGATTTTCAGACCTAAAGAAGAAGTCACAGACAATGACGCAGCAACTCTCCAAGGAGATGGAGAAGTTGAACAGCAAGGGGGGATACGAGAAGGATGATCGTTTCTGGTCGCTTGAGCGCGACAAGGCAGGTAACGGTTATGCCGTGATTCGTTTCCTTCCCGCAATTGAAGGCGAAGAGATTCCTTGGGTGCGCGTGTTCTCGCACGGCTTCAAGGGCAAGGGCGGTTGGATGATTGAGAACTGCCCCACTACCATCGGCAAGAAGTGTCCGATCTGCGAAGGCAATAACGAACTGTGGAATAGCGGACTTGAGTCTGACAAGACTGTCGCCCGTGACCGCAAGCGCAAGTTGACCTATATCAGCAATATCCTGATCGTCAAGGATGCTGCTCATCCCGAGAACGAGGGCAAGGTATTCCTCTTCAAGTATGGTGCAAAGATCTTTGAGAAGATCAACGACAAGATGAACCCCAAGTTTGATGACGAGAAGTCAATCAATCCGTTTGACTTCTGGCAGGGTTGCAACTTCAAGTTGAAGGCTACTATCGGTGACGGTGGCTATGTCAACTATGAGAAGAGTTCGTTTGATTCTCCCTCTGCTCTTCTTGATGGAGAGGATTCGGAACTTGAGGTTCTGTGGAAGAAGGAGCATTCGCTTGTTGCATTTACTGCTCCCGATCAATTCAAGTCTTATGACGAACTGAAGGATCGTATGCACACGGTTCTTTTCACCGAGGCTCCCGAAAAGAAGGCTGACGAAGAGCCTGTGCGCGAGTCTCTGTCGCAGAAGTTTGCCAAGAGCAACAAGGCTACCGAGGAGGCAGTTAAGCCGGCTTCCAAGAAGCCCGCTCCAAAGGCAGCAGCGGCAGATGAAGGAGAGGACGATGCTCTCGCCTACTTCCGCAAGTTGGCAGAAGAGGACTGAACAAAATCCCAGGCAATCGCAACGACCGCCATCCGAAAGGGTGGCGGTTGTGTTTTATCAAGCAATCATTGCGCGTGTAGAATCAGCATGACGAACAGGAGTTGGCGATAGAATTATCGGTGCGCTGCTACCACCACCGCCACCATTGACTACATTGTTTGTAGTTGGTGCATTGGTAACCATGACTGTAGCATTTGCTGCGCCTCCTGCTCCTGCTGCCGATCTAATTTGATTCGGAGAAGTAGCCGCAGAAGATGGCGATGACATTGCTGTCGATGGCGATAAACCTGATTCGCTTTTGGAGATTGCAGGATTGGCTACTGCTGCCGATTGAATTCCCATCATTCCCCTATTGGAAGGAGCAGGACCAACATCAATACCAAGCCAACTTCCTATCTTTTCAAGATACGGTCTGATTGCATCCCACATTGACATTACCCCACCAAGAATATTTGTAAACACATCTTTGACTGGCTGTAAAAGATCATTTACCAATTGTCCAAGGTAATCAAATGAGGTGGTCGCATCATCAAAGAATTTAGTAATTCCTGTTATGAAAGGATCAATTCCCTCAATAGCCCAGTCCAATGCCTCTGACATATATTCAAATCCCAACTTCATTCTATCAAACAAGAAACCTATTACCGAGAACACTACTTTAAAAATAGGAACAAGAATTGAAAGAATAGGCCATACAACATAATCCCATATCAATTTGACAACTTCAAAGAGGACTTTGAATATGAACTTGATGATAGCAAACACGGGAGTTAACAACTTAAAGATTATTGCAACAACTTTGAATGCAACATCAGCAAGTGCGCCTAAAGCACCAACAATAGGCTTCAATGCATCTTCCCACAAAGACATAATTATTGGTTTCAAGAACCCATCCCAAATTTGAACTAGGGTATCGATGATCCATCCAAACACATCACCAAAGATTTTGACAATGCCCATAACTTGATCAAATAGCCCATCAAGTGGTTTTGATATGGCGGTATATAATTTTTCGAAATCTATGGCTAAATCAGAAAGACCGAAGGTAAAGAAAGCAGCAAGACCTTTTAGAAGTCCTACTATGATTGATTTAAATACACCCTTCATACCCTCGGTATCAAACTTCTTGAATGCAGACACTACCGTATCGATTACTGTGGGAATGAGTGAAAGGAATGGAATTTTTGCTGCTAGTTTTTCGCCAAAAACAAATGCTTTTTCAAAAGTTGCTAGAAACTTCCCTGAGAAAAACTCACCAATCCTGGAAAAGGTTTTAGCAAAGAACCCTACGCCAACTTCGGCTCCTTCTACAGCCGCTGCTCCACCTCCAAACAATCTGCCAATACCACTAAACATATTTGATATTTTGGTACCAAGCCCTGCTAGTGGTTTAGATGCAAACTGTACAAAACTGTCCAATTCTTTAAAGAACCCTATCAATTTTCTACCTATAGGACCAAAAATTTCACCAAGATCTTTTCCAAAACTGATAAAAGGCTTGGCTATACTCCTTCCGATAAAACTAAAAAGATCTACTGTCTCTTTTGCAAAATTAACAATTTTTGAGGATAGGGTTTTGATCACAATATTATAGAAGTCAGTAAACCCCATAAAATTGTCAATAGTCTTCATTCCTGATTTTAGAGCATCTATTAGCGGTCTAAAGAGTGCGCCTTCGCTAGTGAATATTCCGTCAACAAATCTCTGTCCAAAATTTTTAATTGATTTGCCAACATAAACAAGTCCATCTATGAACAATTGTACGCCAGATTTAATTCCTTGAAACATTTGCGTGAAAAAGTTTATGTACAATTGTGCTGCACCTTTAACGAATCCAAACAAAACTCCAGCAATCATAACAAGCATTGTAGGAAGACCTAGAAGAAACTTTCCTATGCCTCCTTTTTCCTTTTTTTCCTTTTCTTCCTTTTCTTCCTTTTCGCGGCGACTGTCGTGATCGCCTGCTTTTTCGGTATTAAGATGCTCTGCTCCGCTCTTTCCACCCGCTTTCTTTTCTCTTGCGGCTTCTATGAGGGCTTGTGTGTTCCCTTTCATTATGTTGTTTGTTGCGGCACCATTCTTAACAATGTCTTCAGTATACTTCAACATCGTTTGATCGGTCTTGAGAAGATTTCCAATCTTTTCGCCCGTATCTCTCGCCTCGGCTGCAAGTTTTCCTAGCGTCTTTCCGTTATCGCTTTCGCTATCTATTATCTCATTGAACTTCTGTGTCACCTGAGTGATCTGAGTGCGAAGTCCGCTCAGGGAATTGTTATTCCCACCAGTAGCCTTCTCCATGTTTTTGAGTTCATCGGTGCAGAATTGAATCTGCTTCTTCATTTGAGTAAGGGCATCTGTACTGTCCTTGGTTACAGAACCCAAAGCAGTTGCAAGTTTGTTGACTTGTTCAGTCAACTTACTCAAATTATTTTCGAATTGATCTCCGGTGTTGTCTGCCACTTATGGCTCCTTACATTCCGCTTCGCATGGAAGCCTGTTCTTGATCCATTCTCTCCTTCTGCTCTTTCACATAGTTAATCAATAGACCCATATAAATCTGCCTTTCCCACGGAATCATGTTCTCGATTTCCGTGAGGCTGAAGTTATGGTCTTTCATCATTACGAAATGGCATTGCAACAAGTTCGCAAGCGACTCATGCAGCATTATGAGGTAAAAAAATCTTGCATTCCTCGCAGAGTGTA